TACCGATGGCGACCACGCACAGGTCAATCAGGGCGTCGATCGCGTCTTCTGGAGTATCTGCCTCTTCAAGCTCTTTTAATTCTTCTTGAAGAAATTTAATACGGAACTGGAAAAACTCCAGCAACTTTTTAGCCGGCATCTTCTTGATGGCGTCATGGAAGCCATAGTGAGCGTGCATCTCACCGATATCTTTTACCCAGTTGTCGCTCATTGTCTTAGATCACTCCACATCCAGTAAAGTTCAACGAAATATTTCATGAGACGAATGGTATCTTTATCTTCCCATACGTCTTTGAGTGGTGTTCCTCTCTCGTATTCTTCGAGGGAAGCCTTACACTTATCGGCTAAGCTGTCGAACTCATCCATGAATCCACTCCGGTGCTTCTCTATTGGTCCACTTATGCATTCTCGACTTGCCGACGCGGTAGTACTGGCGGTAGTTCTCCACGGGGTCGGCCGAGATCTTGTACTCGTCGGGCATGGCGCAGAGCATCTTGGTGCGGTCGTACTCCTTCAGGTTGAAGGGAGGCGACTGGAGCGGGTAGAGCAGGTCTGAGCACTTGTGACGCTTGCCGTAGCGGTGGGTATACTCGTCGAGCAGTGCCGCGAAGTGCTCTACCAGCCACAGGTAGTTTTCCACTGAAGTACGACACCACACCGCGCTCGGGTGGTTTATATGTGTGGCCTTGTACAAAGCCAGCTCGCGCGCGTCGTCTAGAACCCAGCGCTTCATCTTTCGACCGTTGTCGTTCTGAGCCACCAGCATCTTGCCGTCCAGATAGCGGTGGGCGGTGGACAAGAGTTGAGCTGACTCGAGAATCATTTTCACCACGTGGCGGTCGACCATCCACTTGGCCGCTTCCACAGGATCGTCTGACAGGTAGAAGATATTCACTGCTTTCTCCAAACAAGCGGCTTGTTGTTCCACATGCCGCACTTCACGCTCTCGTAGCCGAGAGACCTCACATACTTATTGAACTCGCGACCGGCATCTGCCTGATCCACCACTCGGCCGTTGAAATTGTATTTCTCAAAGTGGCCGATAGCCCACACGTTGAATGAGTTGGCGATGACCATGTACTTGGGGTTGAGCCGATCTACGACTTCGCGGACGTGAGCGATAGGGTTCTCCAGGTGCTCGTAGAACTCAGAGGCAAATACCAGATCCACGTCGCCCTTGATCTCATCGATTGCTCCGACTAGCTCAAACCCATGCCTCGCAGCCATTATACCACAGAATCCCCACTGCTTGGTATCTCTAAGATTGACCGCGTAGCCCTTTGCGTTGGGAAAGATCTGCTCCAGAGCGCAGGTGCTGTAGCTGAGCCCGCAGCCGACGTCGACGAACGAGCGGATGCTCTTCATCTCGTCGTAGATCTTGTTCTTGGCCAGCTGGCGGATATAGACGCGACTGTAGGTCTTAAAGCACTGGAAGATGTCGATGAAGTAGTAGTCGTCGTCGTAGACGCTGAACGCCTCATCCATCTCACGTCGGTGCAGGTGGTCATACCACTTGACCGTAAGCTTCTTGAACAGCTCGTCGGTCTTGACCAGACGATTTGCCTCGGCGTAGTCGATCTTGTTGTTGAGAGTGTAGTCGGCCAGAAACTGCTCAAACATCTGGCGAGGGCGGTCCTTGATGAAGTCCATTACCAACCTGACCCGTTCGTCTCACCGAGCTTAGCATACATCTGCGCTAGATCAGATCCATATATCGGGCATACGATGATACGCTCGGGTAGACCATTGTCATCTTTGTCGCCGCTCTCACCGCAGATAAAATAATGTCCTGACTTGTCTGGAAGCAAGTGGGCCAAAATCTTCTTGAGCTTTTGGTTTTCTTCAGCCAGCTCTTCTATGGTTCTCATTAGCTAGCTCTCTTCTGCTGTCGCTCCAGCTTCTTCAGTCGATTCATGGCCTGATGCCTGTGGTAGTCATTGGCGTGCCGGTAGAACACTAGGCCGTCCATGTGGTCCATCTCGTGTAGAAAGCATCGAGCCGAGATGCCGGTGAACATCTGCGTCATGGTCTCGCCGTTGGGTGTCTGAAAGCGAACCCTGACGTGGCGCGGCCGCTTGATCTTAACGAACAGGTTTGGGTAGCTCAGGCAGCCCTCGTCTAGCAGGATGGTCTCCTCGGACGGCATGATCACTCGCGGGTTGATGCACACGAAGTTCTCAGGCGATCCGCGCATAGCGAAGATGCGGTATGGCACGCCGACCTGGTTGGCCGACAGGCCAATGCCATTGTTGTCGTACATGCACTTGACGAGCTCCTGAGAGAACTCGACGAGGTCGAACGGTGGGTTGGCGAAGTCTACCGGATGGCAGACAGCTGTGAGAACTTGATCGTTTTTAGGTACTAGTTTCAAATATCAGCTCCTATGAATATTCTATGCTGACCCCAATTACTATACGTATTAGGAATTTCTCTCAACTCTCCGAGCTCTACCAAACGATCCATGCACGCAGTCATCATCCACGTGTCGCCGGTCGTTGCCGACATCAACTTACATGACATAACGACACCGCTCGAATTAATTAACTCGTGAGCTTTGTCTCGAATTTTAAGAAACATGACCTGGCCATCTTCTGTGAAGATGCGCGGTCTCTGTTCCTGATAGTTATAACTCATCGAATACCATCCTGATGAAGTAAGGTTTGTCTAGAGCAGACATGTTCTTGATCATGTTCAGCGTTCCTCGAGACTTTCCGTCCCAGAGTATGATGGCGGCGTCTGCGTACTCAGCCATCTGCTTGTTTCGAATAGGACCGGCGGCTCGGCCGTGCTTATTCCAATCTGCTGGGAACTTTCTTATTGAATGACCATCAGCCAAAGCAAGCGCTTCGCCCATAGTATCTACACCGGGTGCGCAACCAGATACTACTTCTGCGATCTCAAATCCAGATTGATTAATAGCTTTAGCTAAAGCCACACGATCAGTAATATGGCGTGAACCCGCAATGATGACTTTCATAGTAGTATTATATCACACCCTCTGGATAAAGTAAACAGGCTAAGCTACTAACTTTGAGAAGCTCTTTATCTTGGTAAACTTAAGAACGTTCTCAAACTTATCTACCATCGAGTCGGTCTTGTGAGATATGATGAAGGTGTTTGTATCTGAGGTCAGACCGTTCAACATCTTCATGAATTCGTCGGTGCCGTTGACGTCCAACGAGGAGTCAAACACCTCGTCCAGCACCAGTATGTTGGTGTTGATCGAGTTGCGAAGCTTGGCGATAGCTCTCCAGGCGAAGAGGATGGCCAGGTTCAGCCTCATCTTCTCGCCCTCCGAGAACGACTCGTATGAGAACTCGTCGCGGAACCTAGACCTGATGGTCTCCTGGAAGTTCTCGTCCAGCTCAAACTGTACGAAGAAATCGAGAGCTGATAGGTACTTGTTGATGAACTTGTTCATGACCGGAATATACTGCTTCACGATCTTGGACTTAATGCCGCCGTCCTTGAGCATCATTCCTGTTAAATTCAGGACTTCTCCCTGCTCGGTCAGCTCAGTCATCTTCTTCTCCTGCAGCCTCAGCTGCTCCTCCAGCGAGTCGATGTCGTCTTCCCTGGGAGCTCTGGTACGACCACGAATGTCGTCGATCTCTCGCTGCGTGCGCTTGATATAGTCCTCATAGGTGCTGATCTGAGAGTCAATTGTAGATATCTTAACCCTGATCTCCGATATCATCGAGCGAGTGGAGCTGATACCGTCCACCGCAGCCTGCGCCTCACCTAACTTCTTCAAGAGATCTGGCATAGACTGTCGAATTTTCTCGACCTTTTCTGTCTTGGAGTGCACGTGCGTCTCTCTAAACTCTGGGTCGATCTCCTGAGCGCAGGTCGGGCACGTGGTGTTGTCGTGGAAGAACTTGAGCTCTTGACTGATATTCTCGACTCGTATGTCCAGCTCGTTCTTGAGGCGATTAATCTTCTTAACGCTGTCTATGGCGGTCTTCTCATCGCCGATCGAGAGCATCAGGCTCTCAGCTTTAGACACCAGCTCGGCTCGCTTGATCTTGGCCTGGTCGATCTGCGTATTTGTAGACGCGATCGCCTGCTCGCGGTCTTCTATAACGCGACGGTCGTCCTCCTCACGCTCAGCTGAGTGCTTCTTGACAAGCTTTATCTTCTCGATCAAGAGCTTCTTCTCGCTGTCGGCTGAGCGCACGTCCTCGGCGTTGAAGTACAACCGGTCCTTGAGCAGGTTGTTCATGACCGTAAATACCTGTAAGTCCAGCAGGTCCTCGATGATCTCACGGCGCTGGCCAGTCGGCAGCTGCATGAACGGGACGTACGAGGCTGAACCTAGTACTACTACCTGGCAGAACGACTTGTAGTTGACCTTTAGGATCTGCTTCTCGAGGATCTCCTGATAGTCCTTGTTGTCGGATGACTGGTCCATCATCGCGCCGTTCATGTAGATCTCAAACACGTTCGGTCGAATTCCTCGGACGATCTTGTACGAGTTAGAACCAACGCTGAACTCCACCTCCACTACCATGTTCTTGCGGGTCATGGAGTTTACGAGCTGCGGCTTGTTGATCTTACGGAAAGGCTTGCCGAACAGAGAATACGTAAGCGCCTCTAGGAACGTTGATTTTCCCGCGCCGTTCTCACCCACTATCAGCGTGGTCTGAGCCTTGTCGAGCTGTATCTCAGTGAACTCATTGCCTGTCGACAACAGGTTCTTCCATCTTATAGACTTAAACTTAATCATGCTACTCTAGGCTAACTGCCTCCTGGTAAAGGTCCACCATCAGACTCTTGATCTTGGACTTGCTTATGCCGCCGGTCTCGGTCTGCTCGACAAACTTCGTAAATATGTCCACGGTGGACTCGGCCTCGTCGATGATCGACTCGTCGTCCTGGATGTCTAGGTTGAGGTGGTCTTCTACCACCTGCATCTCGATCGGTCCCTGCTCCTCGATGCTCTCAATGAACTGGTCGAAAGCGTATGGATTAGTCTTGCTGCGGACCACGACCTTCACGATCTTATTCTTGAACTGCGTGAAATCGACGTCCTTGGGCGTCTGGTCGTCGTAGATAATCTTCTTGAAGATGTTTATAGGGCTGTCGAAAAACTCCAGCTGGCCTGTGTCCGTGTCGAAGACGGCAAACCCGCGAGGGTCTCCAGCGTCAGACCAGGTATACTCCATGGCAGCGCCGATGTACTGGATGTTTCCGTTCCTGGAGCGGTGGTGGTAGTGTCCAGTGCACACCAGATCAAACTTTTTGAACGGGTCCACGCTGGCGCCTCCGTGAGAGGGCAGTCCCTTGTACATCTGGAAGCCATTGAACTCCAGATGGCCGAAGCAGTACAGGGCGTCAGTCTTCTTGATGAGATTAAATGTCTCCTCTCGATTTTCATCGCAGATCCACGGGACGAATAGAATCTTGCAGCCGTTAAACTCCACCTCGGTGGTGCGTGAGAACGACTTGCGCGTTACCAACCACCCGCCAGACACCAGGCCAAACGAATTTATAGCGTTTGTATTCTTGTGATACGTATCGTGGTTGCCGATGATTACGTCTAGGTACATATCTCGTTCTATGACCTGATCGAAGAAGTATTTCTTCACGCAGTGAGCGGTGTAGATGTTCACGTACTTGCGACGGTCCATCAGGTCTCCCAGGTGGACGATCTGCTTGATGCCCAGCTCCTCGAGCTTGGGGAAGAAGAAGTCCATGTAGTACTGACGGAAGTACTCCAGGAACTTGACGTTGTCTCCTCTCACGCCCCAGTGGGTGTCGGTGATGAGTGCCAGCTTCAAGCGCGCTTCCTAGTCTTCACCGGCGTGGTGATGATCTTACCGAGAGCCGTGTTGCAGGCGTCGCGGATCGTGCGGATCTGCAGCTCGTATGCCTGACGCTCGTTCTGGCTGGTGGCGTTGATCATCTTTGACAGTAGGTCCTTTATGATGTCTGGTACTAGATAGTTGTTACTCATGTAAATATCTCCAATCCTTTTTTCTTAGCAGTCTTCTTCTTTTTCTTCTTGTTGTTTTCTGCTTTTTGCTCAAAGTCTCTGATAACGTCGTCTGATTTTTGGTCGCCAGTGACCTGCATTCCAAACTCAGACGCAAGCTCGTCGACGATGAATGTGTTCTGCATGTTCTTGTGCTTGATGTAGGTCTGCTTCTTCTCTCGCTGGATTCTCCGGATGAAAGCGTTCCAGGCTATCATCGTGAAGTACGCGAACGGGTTGTCTGACTTCCTCGGGTCGAAGTTATCGATCGCCACTATACAGTTCTCGATGCCGTCCGATATCATCTCGTCTCGCCAGGTGTATCCCGAGAACTGCGGCTTCAGAGATAATTTATTGCATATCAGGTACAGACACTCGCCGATGTACTCTGGTATGCGCGGGGCCTCAACCTTCTCCCTCTTAGACTTCCTCACCGCCTTGATGTATACCTTCATGGTCTCATACATCTGCTTGTTGTTCACGTAGTGCACTGGTTTTGGCTTCTTCATTTTATAGATATCCTGTATGTTTTATATGGAAACTTCTCCTCGCTGTAGATCTTTATTCTCTCAAGGAAGTGAAGAAGCGTGTAGTTCTTTCGAGTCTTCCAGACCATGTCGTCGGCGATGTCGTATAGAACTGCCGAGGTCTTGGTCTCAGACCTGCGCAGGCCTCGGCCAATGGACTGAAGGTTACGAATTCTAGACTTAGAGGGCGAGGCGAATATCACGCTCGACAGGTTCTTGATGTTCACGCCCGTGCTGTAGACGCCGAACGACGCGACGATGATCGCGTCCTTCTCGGTCTCTACTATTCGTCGTACCTCTTCTCTCTGCTCGCCGTCGACGCCTCCGTGGACGAAGAACACGCGCCGTTCTCCGGCTGCCGAGCTCAGCATGTCGTTTAATATTTTACCATGTTTCTCGACATATTGAAACAACAAAAGCGTGTTGCCGCTGAGGGATAGTGTAAGATTCTTTATGAATTTATTCCTCGCGTCGTTCCTGACCAGGAAGTCTATCTCGTCCTGATAAGAGGCCTTAGCCATCGCCTTACGAGTGACGTCGTCGTACGTGAGAACGAGCGCCTTGATATGGAAGTCTGCCAGGTGCTGCTGCTCGATCAGCTCGGCCGTGGTGGTTACCCTTCGCACCGGACCGAACAAACCCTGCAATATCAGCTCGTGACACTGGGTGCCGTCGAGAGTTCCGGTGAAACCAAACTTGTAGACGCAGCCAGACATCTTCTCCATGATGGTGATCATGGACTTGGCCTTGAACAGGTGCGCCTCGTCGCCGATCACCACGTCGAACTGGTCGAACCACTGCTTGGGCAGCCTGTATATCGACTGCCATGTGGTGACTACGACGCGACGGCTGACGTCAGTGGTCTGACCCCCGTGGATCTTCTGCACGTCCTCGGCGCGGCCTGAGTAGGTCTCGAAGTCCGACGTCATCTGGTGCACGAGAGATATCGTCGGGACCACAACCAGAGTTCTGGCGCTGTAGTACCTCTGCATCAGGTAGATGATCAGAGACTTACCGGACGCCGTCGGAGACAGGAATAGCGCTCGGCCCTCGCGGACACCGGCCACGAAGGCCTTCATCTGGTAGTCGCGGGGCTCGAGGGTTAGCCCGAGAGACTTAACGAACTCGGCACCCTCCACCAGAGAGAACTCGCGGTGGGAGGTGTCGAAGTCGTACTCGATCAGGTAATTACGCTCTCGGCAGAACACCTCAAGCTTAGACCTCAGCCCGCAGTAGAGCAGGCCGTGGATCATCTTGTATATTCTAAACCGGCCGTCCCAGAACTTATTCTTGACAGCCGGCATGAACTTAGCGCCCGGAACCTCAAACGTAAAGTAGTCGTTGAGCTCCTGACCTATTCCTGGATCACATATTATACGATCGTAGGTCTCGTCAAACTTCTCTACTCTTACGACGTCCACTTCACTTCGCTGCCGCGGCCAGCTTCTCGGTCTGGATCTCCTTGCGGCGCTCGCCGGCCAGCTTTCGCAGCTCTCCCAGGGCCTTGCGAGCGCGTGCCGCCGAGGCCTTCACACCCTTCGCCACGAATCGATCGTTCTCAGCCACATAAGTTTCCCACTGCAGCTTCATCTGCTCGTTTGTATTGCTCATTGGTTTAGACATCCTTCTATTTGTATACTGTAGGTTTACATCCACGGCGGGAGATAAACTACCTCTCGCCCATTACGAACTTCTGGTGGTCGAGCGCGGTCTTCAGCTGGTAGCCGCGGCTCATGATGCTCCTTATTATGGAGTCCAGCATCTCTACCTTCTCCTGCTGGGCGCCGATCTTGAGGGATAAATTTACGACCTCGCGATCTGACTCCATGTATATAGGCACGTCTGGCTTGAGGATCATGCCGCGGGCCGGAATCTCCCACCCCATGTCCTTGTGCTCCTTGGTGGGACCCATGGTGTACATCTCGTACTTGTCTTTCCTCAGGACCTTCATGTCCGACTCAAGCATCCTCAGGCGAATTCTCTCCTCGGTGAGCATTCGCATGTACTTGGAGTGTAGCTTGGGAATCTTGAGAGCCTCGGAGCCGATCTCGGTGGAATCGATCTCGGAGTCTTTACTCCACTCTTCTACTATCTCTTCTATCTTCATGCCTAATATTATACCACAACTTTTGACAATAGTGAAAAAAAATATCACACAGCTCGCAATATCGTCGACATGTGTGGTATAATAGATCTATCGGATCTTAAGCCAACTAAGATATCTTCTCAATCTGATACAGCTTATATCTAAAGGTAACCGTGGCGGTTACGTAGTTGACGTCCTCTAGAGTGGAGTCAAACTCAATCTCGCCGAGGTCGACTGGGAAGGCGTCCTCAAACACCACTGCGTAGTTGGCTCGTCTCTTGGAGTTCAGGATCTCCAGCTCTAGATCTGAGTAGATGCCCTCGCCGGACAGACGATCCTTGGAGTCTATGGTCTGGTACTGCTCGTAGTCTCTAGACCGAGCCATCTGAGCCATCCAGGTATATATCTCCATGTAGTTCTGCATGTCCTCGTCGACCTTGAAGGTTACGCTCAGGTCGCTGTAGCTCAGGTGATCGCCGGGCTTCGGGATGAATGTAAATGGGTTCTGCTGCTCTACGATCGGTAGGCTCAGCCTCGGAACAGTTACTTTCTGGACGAAGAAGTTAGTAGTCGGTGTCTTCTTTATCCTGAACTTGAAGTTCAAGGGTGATAGGAAATTTCTGTTGGACGGGTTGTCGCTTATAGCTGTCACTTTATTACTGTCTCCACGTCTACCTTTGTCCACCTACCGCGGTCGCAGTAGGCCATGACTACCTCGGATATAACCGCGCGCACGTTCTCTCGCCAGAACGTCATGAACGTATTTACCCTATCAAACTTGGGGTATACGTCGTCGGTCTGCCA